TTCGATGCGGCGATAACCCATGTAAGGCCGGTGCAGGGTGGCAATATCGCCGGGGGTTGCTTCTTCGTTCATATCGCTTCATCTTTTGTTATTTCACTTGGTCTTATTCTCGGTCAACGGATTTCAAACTGCACCGCGAAATTGTATTCCCGGACCAGGTTGACAATCTGGGGCACGGTCATCGGGTCGCTGTCGTACGGAAAGAAAATCGTTCGACAGCGCGTCAAGCAACGGACGCCTTGTTTGCGCAGTTTATACAACAGATAATCTCTGTGTCTTAATTCTTTCTTGCTCAATTTCATAGGTTTGTAGTTTAATTTATATTGATGTGATTACCGGTCCGGGGCTTTCCTGTATTCTTTTGATGCGGGAGCCTCCGACAAGGATGCTCATCTTGTGCTAACAGAGATGAGCATCGTTTAAAGGAGGAACACCTGAATATACCGGTCCCTCACATCATACCTGCCAGGTTACTTTTACCTTTTACGCCATTCAGCCATTTTCTTCTTGATGTCGATGTCGTTGTCTCGGAGCATCTTCTTCAAGACAGCCAGCATTCGCCACCCTTCATCCTTGTAAAGGGTTGCCTTGAGGATAATGAAGTCCAGCGACTGGTTTTTGTTCAGACGTCTTCCTTTGTCGTCAGTAATCAGACAACCGTGGAAGCGAATGAGATTCTGCATCGTGAAGTACGCACCGGCTCCTTTGTAAGCATCCATCCACGTCTTGCTCTGTGGCGTATCATGGCTCAGTCTGATACGATGAGCATTGAACTTACGAACTGCATTATATAGTTGTGTGGCGTTTTGAGCGTATTTGATAAGGTTGGCCGCGATGATTAACGGCGTGTACACCTTGCGGTCCAGGTCCGAAACGAAGATGTCACGACCATGGATGCGCTTGTAAGGTATTCCCTTGCATTTTCGTTCCTGGAGATTGTCCACATGTTTTTTCAGCCGTTCAATATAATGATGGGCCATCGCAGAAGCCACCTCGTTGTTGAACCAGCGGTTGCGTTCCGCAAAACCGTTCGGGTCACGACTCTCCATCTTCATCTGTGCACGAAGTTCATCCAACAGCATCTTCCACTGGTATTCATACCCCAGCCGATGAATCATGGCCGTTACCCCAAGTGGAGACAACCCCCGGTATGGCGCATAGGAAAGCATGTGAAACATCTGGGCCATTACCCATCGACGAAACAGACGGCGGTTGGGCACGTCTCCCTGACTGGTGATATACGAGAAGATCGGATCGTTGTCATCGAGTATGGTCAATTTGCCATCCTGATTGGAGGCGACGTAATCCCCGCCGTTGGCACCCTGCATGGCGAACAGGTGGCTGACATCCACTCCGACCAGGCGGAGAGCCTCAATTCTTTCCTTCGCCGTTTTCGGCAAACGGGCAGGATTTTCCGCACCATTGAGGTCTGCACCACAACGTGGGCAGGTCATAATGTTTTCTTTCTTCTTCTTTGTCATTTCCTTCTTTTTAATGATTAATTGTTTTCAATGTCTATCCACTGTCGAAGCAACACCAGGTCCTTGTCCCGGGTGCTTTGCCAGAACCATTTGCCCATGGTTTCAGCGTTCCACCTGAACCCGTTGAGCAACTGGCAGAGAATGTACAGTTCCAGCTCGATCTGTGCCTTGTCCCGGCGTTCTCCGTAAAGCATGTCCTCGTCGTCCAGGTCCTTTTCGGGAAGAGCCAGAAAATAGTTGCGGGACCGACTTGCACTACGTTCCGAGGGCACGGAATGCTTGTACCGAAGATACCGCTCCTCGATTTGAGACAGGAACTCTTTCTCCGTACAAGGTTCTACCCCCAGACTTCCTTCATAGTTTCCCTCACGAATGACAGAGCGGCCATTCAGTCGCAGGCTCCGTGAACGAAAATCCACACTGAATTTTGCGCCGTTCTCGACAGCTTGAACTACTTGTTGATAAATGTTCTCCATTGTTTTCTTTCATCAAAAATTACTTGCACTCGAACCCCTGGCGCATCACTTTATCAATCTGATAAATACAGTATGCTTGTATCCTGAACCGGGTGTTCACCGGGTTCAGGATACAGGTAGCCAACTGTATATTGAAGCGGGCTCCCCTGCACATTGGCGGCTGCGCTACCGTCTTGCGAATCCTGCTCAGAGCGGCACATCCCTTTATAAACTCGATATGGGCAGCTTGTGACTTCGGGCTCCGGACGTCATAACCAGCTATTGGCTGGAGATGACATACGGCTCCCGAAGTGTTGCAGAGCTGCGCACTTGAACCTCTGATCCCGAATCCGCGTGCCCCATGCCGGGCTTCCGTATGTATATATATATGATTCTCATGACTGTGGCACATGACTTTAATCAAAGCGATGTACATTGGGAATAATGAGCACGCCACGCGGGGCAGAGTGCTCGATAGAGAGTTCAGCGCCGCACTGGCGTGCACTGTATTCCCATTGTAGTGAATTTGTGTCCCTTGAACCATTACCCCGTGCTGGGTTCAGACCCTCATAATAGCCGACACATAGCTTTATCCGTTTGATGAATCCCGCGAACCTCCATCTTGGAGGAGTCTGAAGGATGGGGGTCGCATCCTTCAAGACTCCGATAGATGGATATTGTGCGCGGGTAACTGAATGCTATTCCTCGGGTCCGGCTGATGTGTTCCAGTGTCAGGATGTCAGACAGGCGGCACATTGCTTTACTATTCCGATATTTACAGGAGCGAGCCAGATCCGGAGAAGATTCACCGGTGGGTAAACCGGTGAATCAACGGACTGATCTGGCTGGAGAACCTGTAACATTGAAATCCTGTCCTCCATCCACAAGCCGTGTGCTCGGCATCACTTACAGTGAAGCGGCCAGCGTATTGTAGACCGCTCGGCTGGTACGCAGGGCATTCTGCATACAACCTATGGAAAGATAACCCTCGACACGGGGCATCTTGCCACGATTGGCCGTGACGTTACGTCCCGTACCGCGGACAATACAACCGTCACATCGCGCCGGAACGTATCCCAAACCACCGACTCTCCGTTTCCCGGTACTCACACCCCGCAGGCAGTCCATCACGAACTTGTTCAACTCGTTCAGGTCCCGTCTTACATTGCAGACTGGAAGAATCTGGGTGGCCCAGCAATACTCGCCTTTATAAAGGTAGCGGTTTACGGCATTCACGGCTTTCCGCAGGCTCGTACCACGTTTACGGACGGTCAAAGCCTCGATGTTCTTCTGGAAGGCTTTGATACGTCCTGAAGAGAGTGAAATCATACGTCCTTTGATGCTGAAGCCGAGAAATTTGAACCATCTGTCTGCCGTGAGGTACTCCACCTTCTTCGGGTTGAGCTTCATTTCCATCTCTGCCAGCCGGTCTTGCAGTAGGGCCATCGCTTTGGGATAGTCTTCACCGACAAACAGCATGTCGTCCGAATAGCGGACGTAATAGCCGTTCATGCTGGAAAGCTCCTCATCCAGCTCGTAGAGCAGAACGTCGGCCAACCAACTTGCTACGGCACAACCCTGTTTAAGGGATTGGTAGCTCCGCTGCAGTCGGTTGTCCGTATCAAAGTAGAGGTCACTGTGGTAATATTTCCGCAGTACCGTGATCAGTGCCGAATGTCCGTGCCGGGATTCTACCGCATCGAAAGCACGGTCGATATATCGCAGGGGCACGCTGTCGAAATACTTGCTCAGGTCGGATTTCCAACCGAGGCATTCATCACCTGACATTCTTGTCATCTCCCGGCTCACTTCCAATACCACCTTCCCGCAACCGATACCGCTCTGATATGATTTGCAGGAACGGTGGATTCGGTCCGGCATCAACTCGAACAACAAGTCATTTGCAATGCTCAACAGCACGCGGTCAATCGGTTCGTTGACGTATACCGTGCGATACTCTCCGTTATCCTTGGGTATAAGTGCGGTATGCGGAGGTGAAATCTCGTAGCAGCCGCGCTTCATCGCGTCAGCAATTTTCAGCCGGGTACGCTCGTCGCACAGGCAGATGAGTTGGTCTTTACGGATGTCCTTGCCAACTCCTTTTTCGATAGCCTTCGTCCATCTGTCGATGTCGAAGAACATTTGTAGGATCTTATCTGTCATAACATTCTTGTTTAGAGGAAATCCATGGCATAGTCTCGTGCCTCATCGAAAGTATTGAACCCTTTTCCCGGCACACAGGATATCGCCCAGTATCTCAATGTCCGGCTTTCAGCCCTTGCCAGATAAATCTGTCCGATATAGACACCATCTTTGAAAATGTCATGGTGCTTGTCTCTTGTTACTCTTATCATACCCATAGTTCGCTTTCCAGATACAAGCATCATACATCAGCTTTTCGGTGACGTGTTTTCCTGACCATGAACATGGCAGACTACACAAAAGGAAGGGGACTGTCCTGAAGCATGGGCGCCAGCCTGCAGCACATCTCGTATGAGGCTTTGTTGCGCCCGTCGATGGACGCCGGCTTCTGCTGCGCCATGTGGAGAATGGATGCCTTCACCAGACGGAAGAACGTCTGTTGCAAGGTGCGATGCATATAAGGGATCGATTCCGCAAAGCGGTTCGTATCGAAGCTGTAATCGTTCAGCCGGCGTTCCAGTTCCATGGCCGTCTTGTATTCACGACACATAGTCAGTTGTTCCGGGGCATCCCCGAACCGGGCGCTGTGGAGCTGGCGTTCCAGTTCGATTACGGCCACTTCCAGCAGAAGTTTCAAAGCGGTTGGGGTTCCGATCCCGTGCAGTTTGCCGTCAGAGGTCTTAAAGATAATTTCCATGAGGGTGTCGTCCTCCTGCATCTGCTGGAAATATTCCAGGGATTCTTGCAGCATTTTCACTTTTTCTTTATCCATATTGTTTTCTTTCTTGTTATAAAATTTGTTCGTCGCTACATACCAGCGCATCGCCGACAATGTAGTCGTCCGAATCCGGATAATGGGCGCGAAATATTGCGGTCGCGTCCATGTTCAGGGGGAGCCCCAGCAGCTTACCCTCCTCGTTGATAACCATCACCGTGTTGTCGTCAAAATAGACGATCTCGATAATGCCTCCGACCATTCTCTGCATCTCCTCCAGGCGAAAGTCCGACCCGTTGGCGGGAGTCACCTTTTCCCGGAAACCGTCTGTGTGAAATATCGTTGCCATGACTTCCTCGATGGCGGCATCTTCCTTGGGTGCCGCATCACTCTCGATGATGCGGACTTTGTCTATTGTATCCATCTTATTTCTCGTTTTTTGTCGGTTTCCGACCGTAATCCCTTTTGACCGTCCGGAGTTGTCCGATGAGTGACTCCAGAATGCTTCGGGAATAGATGCGGTAATGAAAGGCCGCAGAGTATTCACATACGTTTCCCATGAAGTCCACATACTGGCGTTCCGGATCGAAATAGAAAAGCGTTCCTTGGATTTCGAGTGTGTACCGGTTTTTCCTGATCCAATCGAAGAATTCGAAAAGGTCTTTTACATGGCTGTAGAAGGCGCAATACTCATAATGGTTGCGGCGCAGGTCCAGCAGGCGCTCTGCCATTTCCCGACGGTTCCGGTCATCGTCGGCGGCCTTCCCCGTGTCAGAGATAAGGTTGCTGATGAACATCCTTTTCCCGTCCCGCAGAAAATAGTAGGGCGTTACCGTAATGTTCCCGTTGTACCAGCGGTCGCTCTCCACATATGGTTCTCCATGTACAAGTTCCGGGTGAAAGTCCAGTGTTTTCATGTGCTCACCAATCATTCTCCAGATTTTCTCGGCCTTCAGGTACAGGGGACGTTCACCTTTGAAATAGCGGCCATCTCTCGTGAAACAGAAAGGATACAGGTCTCCAAAATAGGCTTCCCCCACAAAGAACCAATGGCGTCCCATCCGTGCGGGAGGAACACACTCGAAGAGGGAGTAATAATCCTTCCGTGTAATCTCCCGGAAAGGCGTGCATAGTATCCTGACGTAACGTCTCGTAAGGAAGAGGATCTTTTCAGGTGAAACGGCCACCAGGAAAGGATTCCTTTCCCGCTCGCGCAACTCCTGCAATGTCTCCCCGCCATAATCACTATGTGTGCCGTCATGCATCGAAGTGAGGCACGAACCGTCGAAATACCGACTGTCAATTACATACCTCATCGTCTTACAATTCTATTTTTAGCACTTGTCTGGCTGCATACTCGGCATTGCGGGTGAGTTGGCGTTGCCATGCCTGGTTGCGGGGCGACCACTTGAACGCATGTCGCTTGAGTTCCATGCGCATTTCCGCGTCGGGAATCTGGTCGAAGATAATCTGGAGGCGATCTTCGGCATAGTTCCAGACAACTTTCCCCTTGTCGAAGCTGACCTCCTTGTTCTGCTTGTTTTCCCGTTCTTCCTGCTGTTCGCGTACCTTGCGGGCGGTTTCAGGCAGTTTGAAAATGCTGTGGCGCTCCGTCACCACCGGTTTCGTGAATTTCGCGTTCCACTCCCGGATATAGGCAACGGCACGCTCTATGAGTTCCACATTTCCTTTTCCGGCAATCGTCGTGAGTCGTCCGGCCAGATTGTTCACGAAAAGCGCCCGGTTGTAGCCTCGTTCTTTGCCCGTATCCAGAGCATGGATTGACGTGATGGTTCTGTCCAGGTCTTTTTTCAACTCCTGCCATGCCTCTTCCTGACGCTGTTCTTCGGGTTTGGCGGCCTCAATCGCCTTGGCGATGGATTCCAAGGCGCGTTCCCTCCACTGCATGAAGTTCTCAACGGCCTTGCGGTAGGCATTGTCCGCCTGTTCGCATTTCCGGTTGTTGAAGCGGGCCGGACCGACAATCATCGCACTGAAGCAACGGCTGTTGGCGGCAATGATGTCCGAATAACGCTTCTTGTAGTTTTCCAGATAACGGCCACGCTGCTCCTCAGGCATTCCCATCAGATCGTCGTGCAACTGCCGCTCGTGGCTGGCAATTTCAGATTCCCCGCGTTCCTCCGGTGAGTGCGAAGTGCAGTTGTAGGCGTCGCAGGCACGTTTGAAGAACTCTTCGAGGTAACCCGGGTGCGCAACCTCCACAACTTCCCATTCTCCGAAATTATTGGAAGGAAGGACCTCTTCTTGGCCGGCAAACCCTACCAGATGGGAGTAACTGCAATAGCCGTATCGTTTCCCTCGGAATACGAACGGTACCGGGACACTGTCCGGGGCATCCTTGCGCCTCACCATGGTAACACGGTGGGCGTTTTCTCTTGTCAACGTGATTGTTTCCATATCTTTTTCTGATTTTGAATGTTTCCTTATTTGAATTATCTGTGCATTCGGGCGGCATATCCCATTGTGGCAACGAACCCAACCTCAATGCCGACAGAATAGCCTCGTTCCAAGGTCTCTTCCAGTTGCTCCTTGTTCTCGATTTCGGCTTCGGAATCGTCCGCGTAGAGCCTGTACAGCGTGAAGGTTCCCGTTTCCCATAGTCCACGGACCTTTTCGCGCGGGACAATCAGCCAGACGAAACCGTCGTCACGGGTAATTTTGACCTCCGCTTCGGTATGCCGGAGGACACGCCTTTCCTTGATGTCCAGGGCCGCCATCCAGACGATGTACATCAACGCTTCATGGCGGCTGCGTATCCGGGGGCTGTCGCAAATTCGACACACGGCCTGCCTGAGCGATTCAAAGGAGTCAGCCTGGAACTGGCGGACAATATAGTCTTTAGCCGCAATCGCGTCGCAGGCTTCGTCGGCACGGCCCGACTCCGGCACGGCCTGAATATCCTCTTCTTCAAGAAGAATCTCCTTATGCAATTCTTCCAGATAGTAGCAGGTTTTCATGGCATCTCCTTTTTGGGTTTGAAAGTAATCTTGGTCCGACCATCATAACCGAAATGTGCCTCCAGTCCGAAGGCCTCGGCATCGGCGGATATACTACAGATATCCCACATGCTCAATTCTCCCTGGCAGATGATGACGGTATTCTCTTCCGATATTTCCGGGGACTTTCCCCGCAATGCGGATCCGGAGCAGATGCCTCGCAGAATAACCCCTCGCTGATGAACGGTAAGTTCATTCGTTCCCATTTTGTTTTTCATTCCGTTGGCAGATTTGTTTAATTTATTGCATGGATACGAAAAGCCAGCATATGCTTATTCCTCCGCTTCGACGCCAAAAATATTCGACATCGTGCTGTCGAGAGCGTCCTTGAAACAGCCGCTCACGCCCCAATACTCAAGTAATTCGTCGGCAATCATCTGCATCTGCTCGTCGGTGGGCACGTTCCCGTCGTATCCGTATTCATCGAGCAGGGCGCGGCTGATGACTACGCCACTTACCTCGTTGACTTTACGCTCTGCTTTCTGCCGAAACTCCGCGCATTCTTTATCCGGCAGCATCTCGCACACCAAGTCGTCTGTAACCAATCCCGTAATCTCGCACAGGCGGTTCATCAATCGTTTCGGAGAAATTTTGTCCGAAAACACATGATATTTCCCCAGTCCGCAACTGTGCCAACAACTCTCTCCGGGAGCCTTGTCCCATATCGAGCAATGTAACTGCGGCACCACATTGCCAGTGTAGGTTGGCACCATGCAGCCATGTTCATTTTCAACTTTCATCACCTCGTCCCGCCAACTGAGGCTTAGTTTTACTTCTTTGCGGTCCTTAACAAGCGTGATAATCTTCGAGAGGCGTTTTTCTCTCGACACCGCGAAATCGTATCGGTCGAAACTGAAACCGTTCCGGCATGCAGCATTGATGGCATCCACCTGTTTCTGTGTCATTGTTCCCATATCTTTTTATTTTTTAATCTTCAACTGTCTCAAATTCATAGATGAAAATCGGTTCGCGCTCATGGGTGTCGTTGTATGTATCGACTGCCTTATTCATCTCTTCAACGGTTCGCACGGTAGTTCCCGTAATGTCGGAAACCACATCAAAAACCGCTTCCATGTCCATGCAATACTCGTCTTCTTCATCCCAGTGTTCCACCTTGTAGCGTTCGGGGAAATATATACCGCCTGCGTCGTTGGTTTGGAAAATGCACATTCCCGGCTCTTCGGAGCGGAAATAAAAGGTCAGCGAGGGATATTTCTCCTGCAGGAAATGTCGCAGTTGCTGCAATTCGGACCAGGCGGTCATCGTATAAAAGCGCAACTCATTATCTTCAATATCGACAATAAGGCCGGACCATTCCCCTCGGCAATAAACCTCTTTCCAACTTCTGCCAAGCAACGTTACGAGGTTCCCGAGCCACGTTACACCAAAGTCGTTCTCCACAAGAGGCTTCTCCCGCTCTTCAAGCGACTTCATTTTCTCATACAAGTCGCGCACTTCTTTTTTGTCTCCCGTCACGACATAGGAGGTTGAACACCAGTTTGGCATAGGCTTCGTTTTAGAAAAGTATAGGGGCATTTCGCCCCTACGGTTGTTACTAATTGATATTATTTTGCATTATTCCCGAATGCCGGGCTATTCCACGAATGTGTACCTGAGTAACGGTTTGCCGTCTTTGAGGATGGTGAATGAATCACCCTCCACCTGCACATCCTTGGCCTTGGGCCACCACAGCCACGAGAGTTTTCCGTCAGCCTTGACGAATGCGACGGCGTTGGTCTGCACCTTGCCGATTTCACGCACACCCGTATCCTTGTCCTGATTGGACACTCTGACACACCGCCATTTCGAGCCGAGTGTCATTTTCCTTTTTACATCTGCTAAAGTCTTCATATTCTCACGGTTTTAATTCTTCGTTTCATACGCCATAAATCCGGCACTTGCGGTTGCACTTTCGCAAGCTGTCGGCAGATAACGGGTAGCTGCGGTTCATCCAGTCGGGAAATCCCTCGCGGAACATCAACTCTGCCGTGGCGTACTCCTTGCAGAGTTTCCGGCGGCGTCTTAGGCGGTTGGCCCGCTCTGACTGGATATGTTTCTCCGTTTTAGGAGCTTTCGGCACCCGCCACTTCCCGGCGGCAAATACCGCCTCATAGTCCCGGCACAGCTCTCCGTTACGGTATGCCATCACACGGACGCTGGGCACCTGCCCCAATGCGCCGTCTCTGGCAAGCAAGTCAAGCGTTCCCTTTGCAACGCTGAAACTGGCAAAGCACCCGAAACTGCGGGTGCGTCTTGCATCAAATACTTCGATCATATCATTTGTCCTTTTGATTGGCGGGCAATTCAGGGTACAATCCTGACATAGTGTATATCAATGCCCGTAATGGAAAACACGCGCACAGTTCCGGCACTTTCCCGGCAACCGTGCGCGCGCTGTATCCACATTCACTCTTCGTCGTCCTCTACCGCTATGCCGGCGGAGAGGTTGCATATTTCCTCCAGCGCAGACTCTATCTGCACCAGATCGTCGATGTCGAACCGCAATGCCTCCGAATCCTGCTCCCACACCCTGCGGGCAATGAAAACCGCCTCATGCAGTGCTTTCTGGGACTCTTCCAATGCAGTCTTTACATCGTCCACCGTGTACCCGTCACCTCGTGCGGACACACTTCCGGCACTCTTTTCCGCCGGATTGTTGCGCTTTCCGTTCACGTTACGATGCCTTTGGCCCGATACGAAAAGGGCGTACTTCCGGCATACTCGGGAAATACGCACCTTTCCGACAGATACGAAAAAGGCAGGCGCCGGCACTTGTCAGAGCGTCGGGCCTGCCGCTATCTGTGTATTTCGGGCAGAGTTTTCTGTTCTGGGTCGGACGTTATGCCGCCTTTTTCTCGCTTGCGGGTTCGGGCATTTCCGCCGTCTCGGTCGTGGCAGTCTTGGCAGTCTTGGCGGACTTTTCGGCCTTTTCAAGTCCCGCAAGGTTCGGGGCAAAGTTCATGGCATCACGGATTGCCTTTGCCGCCGCATGGATAGTCTTGGCAAAGTCGCGGCTCGACTTTTCGAGGTCTACTTTGGTCGGCACCAGTCCGATACGTGCCCACACACTGTCGGTCAGGTCGTAACGCTTGATGCGGTTGTTACTCTTGTCGCAGATGATAATCTCCGCCGGAGTTGTGGCACGGAATTTCGAGCGGATACCGTCAGCGTCCGCACGCAGTTTCTTTTCCTCCGCAATGGTGTGCCACATCGTTGCGACCATGTTTTTGATGACACGGAAAATCTCGTTGTCCGATTTGTCGGCAGGCTCGAAATCCTTGCCGAAGAAGTGCTGGGCGGTTTGCACCGTCTCGCCGTCCCTGTTGGTCGAGTTGTAAACCAACATAATACCTGCAAACGTACCGATGTTTGCATACTGTTCCTTGTTCAATTTAGAAGTTGCCATAATGATAAAATTTTAGAAACTCTGCGCAAAATCACGCATTGCGGGCACTCCGGAGTCGAACCGGAGACCTCACGCAATAGCGCAAGGCGTGGCAAGCCGTAGCCACGTGCCCAAATTTACCGTGCATTTCACCCTGCACGGCAAATTTTTTCGTAACTTTGTCGCACCTTATAACGTACCATATAACAGGCTATCCAAATGAGCGTATTTTCGGCATATCGTGTTTCTGCGTACTCACGCTTCACCGTGTCGTCGCGCTGTGCCTGCGTACTCCAATTTCGGCAGGGCGTTTCTTTGGCACGTCCCGGATCTTTTCCAATCCGGCAGCTAACTGGCAAGCGGTCGCGGCTGGTGATTATGGGCATAACATTGGCAATGCTCTTTTCTCAAGCTCCCGTGCGGATAGTTTTTACCGCATAGCGATTTTTATCTCCGAGCGCACAAGGGCGCAATTATGGCATTATTTTATCGCCTCTCTTTTCCACACGACTCTCGCACTCCCAAAATTGCGTGCTTTGCGTGTGCGGACTAAAAACACGTTTTTAGACCGTTCCAATTTGCTACATTGGTTTGTAGTCCCGCGCGGTGTGGTTATTTGACACCCTCTTTAATCGTTCCAAAACGAACGGGCGAATTTTCGTTTGTCCGAGCCACGAAAATAGGTTTCCCACAAAAAAGGCTCTTTGTTTCTCGCTCTTGCGGATTGGTTTGTCTGTTTCTTTTTTCTGTTTTGATTTACTTGTTTTTTTATTCGTTTTTTCCGTACTTGTTGGCCGTTGTTGTTTGGCTTTCGAGTACACTGCATTATAAAACCGTTTTTTCATTCTCCAAAACTTTTTCGAAAAAAATTTTTTGGAACGTCTTGAAAAATCGTTTTTCCAGATATGGAACGCACGCGCGCGAGGTCTGCTTTCAAACGATTGAAAATCAATGCTTTATAAAAAAGCAAAAAATTTTTTTCTCTTTGCAAAAATCAAAAAAGCACCGTTTCAATGTATGTAACAATCTAAAATATTGCTTAAATAGCTGTTTTACAGTAGTTTGTATGTTTGTTCTTACTTATATATGGTATTAAATGAAAAAAAATATTTTTATTGCTTTCAATTTGTAAGCAACAAAAAGCAAAAAGGGCTGTTTCGGTTTACTTTTGGACAAAGTAAACATACTAAACTATTGATATTCAACGGCGTAATAAATTAAAAAAGATTGGGGAGGGTGTCTGTCCAGGTGCGGATTCGGTATCTCTCCTCGGCCCATTTTTCCAAGTCCGACTTTTGAAAACGGTCTAAAATGGTCTTTTTTAGATAAATTGTAAGCAGACCTCAAAATATATATGGTTGGACGGGGGCAGATTCCACCGAACCGACCTATAAAGAGGAGGTGCAAGATGTGTGCTGACAAGCAAACGGCAGAAATCTAATGCAAGGTTACGAATCGTAAACATATACAGATTTTCGGAGATTTTATGCAGATTCCGCTATTGCAGGGGCTCATATGATGACGCTTTATATACAGCGTCATTGTTCACTCCTGGACTGCGTTCGTACCACTTGTTCAGGTTTTGTTTTTCCGGGAATTGCTGGCAGTCAGGAAACAGCGTTTTCGCTCAGTCCATATACCAGATACAATAATTTGTTTATGAATACAGTAAGAAATATATAGACACAGCAATATGCGTCCATATCTTACATATTTGCCCATTTTTTACTATTTTATATGAAAAGTTGCTATTTGTTGATTCTTCTTCCCGTAACTTTGGGGGATATGTTGTATATTTGCCTTACGCCATGACGGATTATATATATTTTTTCGCTGGACGGCAGAGAATAAATGGATAGTCGTATGAAAAGCAATGTGAATCAAAAAAAACAACCGGAAGGCAGCGATCCGTCGGTTTCCGGCATACGAAAAGGCTTGGCGGCTGCCAACATGAAAACCGGGGAATTTGGAATGGTGAGCCGCGTGGAAAATGATTGTGTGGTAATGCCGATACGTTGCACGGTCGATGGGACCCTCTGCCAGGAGGAAGTAGTCATGCCTGAATCAGACTGCCGCCCGGCCAGCTCAGAACAAAAGACAGTCCTCCAACGCCTGTTCAATGGCAGGCGACTTTGCTGGGATCCGCGCAAGGCGCTTGTGAAGGTGAATGATTTCCAGCCTGCCGATGGAGAACGGATTCGCGTCAGCGTGTTGGGCGAACCTGTTGCTACTGGGATTTTCAGACATGTTGACGATCAGAGCCGAGCCGTGTTCTATTGTCTGCTGATGAAGAACGGTTCCCTTCGATGTAATGCATCCGAAATTTTGGGAGCTGCCGATGATTACCAGTTCCAACCGATCGGTTCGACAGCTCGCAACAAGCTCTCCAAAGCTATGGAAGCCGCTCATGTGGTATGGAACGGTCATCTGCGCTGCTTCGAGCGGAAAAATGTCTCTCCGGGACGCAGGGAATTTTATTACTATTTGGACGAGTATCTCCAAATACACAGGGTACAGGATACCTACAAACCCCGCGACCGCAAACGTAAGGCGGCGGGCAACTATTTCGCAACTGCCGAGGAAGTGCGTGGCGTCCAGGATTGTTATCTGGCGATTCTGCGACTGCACCATGGTACCATTTGCGGAAAAGAAGACAGGATGAAGGGACAAGACGAATAATAAAGTTTTCTTTAATTCATTTTTTTCAGCAGGGCCTTATTTTGCCTATTGTCCCTTTTCATGTTGTCTGTCCCTTTATAAACAAGAAAAATCCTCCTTAAAAAACAGGCGGCGTAAGCCGTCTGTTAGCTATAGGTTCTTTTTTGTTGACTTTTTTCTTCCAAGAAAAAAGTCCTTTCCTATCTACTTATATACTTATAGTATTGTTGATACATTTGTAACAATCCGATTGAAACATTTGTAGCAATCTCCATGGTACAAATGAAGCATTGCACCAACATCTACACCCTCTTTCCCAGTTCTTCAATCTCTTTATTTGAAATGGAGAGAATATTTCTCTCCATCGTGACAAAGAGATGCCGGCCGACAGCCCGGGCATCGAGGGCTGACGTAGGTGCATTGAGAATCTCGATGAGGCGTTCATAAGCCTGTCTGTCCCAAAGATAGTCATACATGCCCTTGAGCGGTACCCGTTCAAGGAGACCCAAAGCTGTCATCCTCCTGACACACCGGTCGAACAGGCGTGATCCTATGCCGGTATTGGCCATGTGCGTCCTTTTGCTCCGAAGCGTATCGAAGCCTTTACCGCGCAGTCGGGACAGGTCGGCCATGTAGAGCATGAAAACGATCTCTTCCGGATCGAATACTCCCAGCATCCGGCTGTAACATTTGAGAAACGGCGCACCTTGTGATGCGCCGTTTCTCCTGTTCCTACTTTTCCCCATCGTCTCCTCCTTTCGTAAGCGGTGATTCCGTCTCTTCGTCCTGGATGGCATCGTTGAGATAACAATGCTGGATTTTACGGTTGATCATCGGTTTGTAGACTCTGTAGCCCAGCTTTTTCGCATATCGTCCGACGGAGACCCGGTTGACTACTTTCCCGGTGGTCTCGGAGAGGTATCTGGCCATCTCCTCGTAAGTCATTCTTCTTTTGAGTTTCATTCTTTCAGCATTTATGGTTCTCAGGTTAAGAGTAGAACCAATTAATGCCAATGGTTTGCAATTAAGATGAATTAAACATTGGGCGGAGCCGGGTAGTATGAGGCGAGGAATTAACTTGATTATGGTCTGCCACCCGGCTCCGCCGAAGTTATTTTGCCATCAGAAAGGTTATCCTGTCGATAGTTGGTCGGTTTGTTTCGTCCAGCCATTCCCTGGCCACATTCCACGAGAGGGACTTGCCGAACTTGAAGTTCTCCATCGTGATGGTATGGTGCGAGAGCCTTCCTTCCGTGGGTTTGAGGCCCAAATCATGGAGCTCGCACAGGCCGTTGTGGTAGAACGTGCAGAACCCGTTATCCTCTCGAATAGCCTGTACCATAGGTACTGCATAAGGTAACCTGCCCATAACGAGCCCTACGCCCCATAAGGTAGGTACCAATCGACTTCTGTAACCGGCCTCAATGAGACGAAGGATGTCATCGGGTGTTCCCAGGCAAGGTGTGCGGCACTGATTGCGGCATTTATCACATTTACAGGAAACTGGCTTGCGCCCGGTCTTGCGGATGATGCGTTGTAAGGCTTTCTCCATAGTCACTGGTATTCAGGGTGTATTCTTTTCCACAACTCAATGATACATTCGCGTCCCACCTGTGTCCACCGTTTGGCTGAGCCGAAGGTAAATACTTTCCCCTGCGCGTTCTCCCAGGTATAGGGAACGTCACACTGCCATGCCCTGTACGCCGGAAAAACAAGCCATTGATGCTTCTGGTACTTGCAGATGCCTTGTTCGAGCAGAAACTGGTGCAGGCTGCGCGGCGAGATATTGAGTTCGTCGGCAATGCGTGTGCTGCGGAACCACTCCCTGTTTTCGATGAAATCATCGTAGAAGGCCACTTTGGGAATGAAATCCCGGATAACCTTCCTGTGTTCCTCGATCATGGCAAGAGCCGTATCCATATCCGTGGGCAGCGGCTGGTCCAGACAGCGAATCTCAAGGCTCTTGTATTCCCTCCTCCGCACGGGACGCGGAGCTATGTCCGCCGTAAGCCGTTCTATTTGCTGCGCACACCAGTCAGCCAATCCCGAGTCGGGCGCTATCCAGCGTGCCAAAGGAACCACTAACGGTGATTCAATCCATGTGGCGCCCTTGCCACGCCCACGAGTCGTAAAGATCTGAAATTCGTAACGGTCAGTTTGTCCGCTACGGGCCATCTCACGCCGCAGGGAATCCGTAGCTGTAATCCGCAGCCACTCGGAGGGGATTTTCCCGAAATGCATCGTGATCTGCGTGGCGTTCACCATCAGTTTGTTGCCCATCTTGCGGAAAGTGACTGGAAAATCCGCTTCGTAGCTCAGCACAAAGTCCCGCTGCCCGTGTGCATGCATATCTCCGGCTTCCAGTTCCAACAACTGGTTTCCCCAGACCTCCAGCTCATCAATGAGGTTCCGGGGTAGGATACTGTCCTTGCGGACCAATTGCAGGAGCCGTCTCATGTCCGCGGGTCGGAAACCCCAGAGTTCGCGGCCGTTGGCGCGGAAGGGAAGCCGCAGGGCCGAAGGGCATATTTCGGTAATCGTCCCTTTCTTAATCAGTTCATCCCGCTTGAGGACCTCACATACATCGCTTGCACAGATGTGCACTTGTCCGTTATGACTCCGCGACACCCGTATGCTCCAGTCGCGGAACGGCACGTTCCTATATTCTTTCATGAATTTTTGTCTTCGTTGGTATTTCTGTTTTCCTGTTTGCCTTTCTTTTCGCGCAATGTCCGCTTGTGCGCCATTTGCCGGACCGAGTAATAGGTCCGCTTCTCTCCACACAGGGAATCGTAATCCTGAAGCTGGAGAGTTCCCAGGTCCTGCAACTCGATTTCCACGTTGGGATGCAGGTGTCGGAAATAGAACCCTCCGCTACAGATGTATTTACCGGTGCAACAAAAAGAAATTGCCTGCAAGTTGCCTTTTGTCAGTTCGGCCGCACTATGAAGCGAGCGCGTGATGGCAACGAGAATCTGTGCTCCGTTGAAGATGAGCACCATCTTTGGTCGTTTAAAACTGCTGCGTCTCATGATGTTCTAAAATTTGCGTTAATTCCTCATTCGTAAATCTAAGCCCGACCGATTGAACCAGCCAGGTGTCTGAAACCGTAAATCCATCGACAAACATTTCGGAAATTCGCTCCAGAAGGTAGACGCCGAAAGGAGGCTCGATGTAAACGACAAATAATAGAGCCAGACATTCATCAATTAACAGGTGCCCCGATGCCTCGTCGCGGATGAACAAATCCTCCCTGTCTATTTCGTATTGCCGGCACAACTCCTCGATCCACAAGTGGAAAGCCACCCGGAAATCAGCCAGAGAGTGGCGTTTCTCGTCTCCGCGGCTCTGTATGAAATGTGTCGCGTCGAAATAGGCCGGAGCGCCCTCCTGCGGCGTTCCAAACAGCAAGTCGGGAAATTCCTTGTACCGGATGCTCCGACAAGGAACCTTTTTAACTTTCATCTCTTGATTCTCATTTCTTGATTCGTTTTTAACAAGTAGGAACAAAGGTATATTTTTTTTGCGTGTAAATATAGTGCAAAAGTATTATTATTTTATGTTTTAGACTGCTCTTTTTGTATTGATTATAAGTTGTTTATAAAATAATTACAATGTAAAATATATATATTCTATTCAGTTCTTTTTAATTGAAAAATAGCCCATAACCCCATTTTCGACTGTATACATTTTCCCGACCGAAAACTTTGCTTTCCAAATCAGGCTACTCTTAAAAGAAAAGGAGCAAAGATGGCAGAATCAGACCATTCGTTTCACGGAGAACTGCTGGAAAGCATATTCAAAACCTCGAAAAAGACCATACAGGAGTATGTCCGGGAAATCGAGCGGAACAACTTGTACCGCTCGTGCCGCGGGGATACGGAAACAGGTTATATCCTGGACGACCGGTCCAGACTGATAGACTTGTATGAGGCGTGTCTGCAGCAGGACGCTCATATCCGTTCGGTCATCGAAACGCTGGAGAGCCAGATTCTGGGGGACCGTTACATGCTGGCAAGAGTGAATGAAAAAGGAAAGTACATCAAGGATGTCGCACAGACACAGAGGATACAGGGTTCTCAATTCGACCGCATCATCAAGGGCGTTATCGAGGCTAAATTGTATGGCTATACATTGCTGGAGATCATGCCGGATATTGATCCGAAAACAGGCAAATTGGCCGAGGTGAACATCATAGAACGGAGGAACGTCCTGCCGGACCAGCAGGTGGTCTTGAAGCGGCAGGGGCAATGGATGCCGCATTGGGACCTCCGTAATGCGACATACAAGCGCCATTATGTGCTGATAAGTTCCGGAGATCTCGGGCTATTTTCAGCCACCACACCGCTTATTCTGGCCAAGAAGTTCACCGTCGCCAATTATGTGAACTTCTCACACACCTATGGCCAGCCCATCATCCACGGCAAGACGGTTTCGGAGAGTAATGTGGACCGTAAGCGGCTGGCCAACGAGATTGCCAACGCCGCGCAGAACAAGGTGGTGGTTACGGGCATTGAGGACGAGGTTGATATCAAGACCTTCACGATGTCCAACAGCGAGAAGATTTATACCGGGCTTATCGAGTTCGTGAACCGGGAAGTCTCCAACCTGGTGCTGGGCAGCGAGTCGATGGCGGGCGGTATGCAGTCGTATGTCGGCTCTACCAAAGCCCATCAAGATATTTTCCGGGATCGCATCGAGGTGTACCGCCGTTATATTGAGAACATCATGAACGAGGAAATCGTGCCGCGGCTGGTAGCTATGGGCTACATTTCGCCGGGGCTGGAGTTCAAGTACTCGAATCGAATCGAGATGAACAATGAGGACCGCATCAAGCTTTATTCGTTGATTACGGACAAATATGAGGTGGCGCCCGATGAGATTGAGAAGGAGTTCGGCATCAACGTGGGTAAACAGCTCAACGTGATGACTGGCATGGCAGCAAGTGGGACGGTTGTGGGAACCAGCCACAACGACCGCGGCATCATGTCCGACGAGGAATACTACCGCCGATACGGTCATCCCCGCGGGGTACGGGTGGCAAATTTTCTGCGGGGAGCGAAGTGACGGCCCGTCTTACGCTCCCTGAATGCAGGGCCGCCGACAATGCTGCCTACGGGCCGGAGGAACAGCAGGAATACGAGGCTGTTCGGGACGCCTTCCGCCGGCTTGTGAAATGGTGGGAAAATAGTGCCGAGCGGAAAGATCTGATCGAGGAAATCATCACCTTGCGGGCTTCATTCTTAATCGACAAGGCATTGTGTGGATTGCGCATTGATTTTGACCGCGCGCTGGATATCCTCCGGAATCGGAACGCCTTCACCTCCGCCCGTGAGCAACAACAGCATGAAATTCTCGTGGCTGCGGTGGAAAACCTGATTGATTTTGCCGTGGCCGAAGAAATGACCATGCTTGAGGCTCTGCCTGAACAGGTGGGCGAAACGACACTGGAAGAATGTGAGGAAGTCTGCCGACGCTATAACCTTGTTTACGCGCAGAAAGAAAACGAACAGGTAGGACTGGCTGCTGCGATGGCCGCCTGGTGGATGGCCGTCAGCGAAAATACGCTTGTTACCTTCATGACACAAGGGGACGAACGGGTTCGTCCCTGGCATCTTTCCTTCGAAGGGGTTTCCTATCGTAAGTCGGAATTCCCGCCGGAACTGATTCCGCCCATCGAATGGGGCTGCCGATGCTACCTCGTGGCCAACGGTTTCGCCTCGGTACACGCTTCTGTATCCCGTTCTTCCGGACATAGGAAGGTGGATCCGGTTTTTCGGGAGAGTCTTGCCACGGGTGGACGCATCTTCTCCGACGCACATCCGTATTTCAGCACACCGCTTCCGGAGTTTACCGTGCAGACAGGCGACAAACTCAAAAAACGATTCCACTATGCCTAAGATAACGCTTGACGAATTCTGTGCCCATTGGGTGGAAGGGAAGTATGTTACGAAGATGCCCAACAAGCTCGAACGCAACGTCTTTGACTTTGTGACGCTCGCCGGCGATTATTCGCGTCAGCAGTTCCAGGCATCCTTTTCGTCTGGAGGGTTCTGTGGCGGCAGCCGCTGGGCACCTCGCACATCCCGCTGGGGAAAACGGTTCACGCACCCGGTGATGAACGATTCGGGTGCCTTGGCGAGAAGTATTAAGTACAAGGCAGAGCCTACGAATATTGTCGGACGTCGTTCTGATCGCTCGCGTATATTTCGCAAAGGGGCGTATTACTATATATTCACGGACGAAAAAAGTGTCCCTGTCCGTGGCAAGCGAGGGCGCAGCCGGGAACGGTACGGCCACTATGCAGCCATACACAATACTGACCCTAAGTTTGGGCTATATACGGTAAACCAGTATTCCTCGCGGCGCCCCGTACATCGTCAGTTCATCGGTTTCTCTCCGAAGATTGACGCACACATAGCCGCTCATTTCATTGATAAAATATTTGAAGGATTTCCCATGTCATGATCAAGGACAAGCACAATAATATCAGTATCCCTGAAACACCGGAACCGCACATCGAAAGCCTTCCGGAGGCGGTCGCCGAGAATCCGTTCGTGAACATGTACCAGGCTGTACGCAGGGCGATACTCACCATACGGGAAAATCCGGATGACGGGGCTTCGCCTGCCTTTTTCAAGACCATAGCCATTGATAACGGGCAATTTGCGCGGATTGTCCGTGGTGAGAACACGGAATACGAGACCGCTTTTCCTGCGGTATTCATCCATTTCGTGAACATCCGCTACCTGGTGGCGCAGCAGCGTATCGGTGAAGGGCGTGCCACCATGCGGGTACGGTTCATACTCAACACGCTCAACAATTCCGATCCGGAACATGAGTGTGACCCTTTCATTGTCTTCCAGCGGCTCAACGTAGCCATTCAGGATGCCAAGGATCGGGAGCCGGCGCTCAATGAACGCTGCAACCTTACCTATTTCGACATGCCGCAGACGACCAACATGCTACAGGCATATTGGATAGACTACGAGGTATGGTTCCGCGAGTCGTCGGCATGGCGCTACCGGGATTGGGTGAAGCGTTATCTGGTGATGCCGCCATTCACACAGCACAGCGACGCACCGCAGCATGACGAACTGCAGCACGGTTTCCATGCCAAGCCCGAGTATGAAGAGGTGACGGGGTTCGTGCTGTCTGCCGATGCGGAAGAAATGCCGCCCATAGAGGGCCCCGATGAAGGGGTAACGGACGGGAACTGATGTTATAACAGGTTCTGTCCGTTTCTTTTTGAGTCGGCCTTCCCCTTACAACTTTCCGCGGGTCTTATTCCTACTCTTTCGGAAAAAACAGTCGATTATGGATATCAATTCACTTCAATATGTTGTCGGAGAGGCTAAAACCGGCGAGCCGGCTATTATCCGTTTTTTCGGGCGCGTCTCCGAGGAGAATACCGCACGCTTTAATGATGAGTTCGATTTTCTGGAGAACGTCGTGCGCCCCTCGTGCATACGCGTACTGATCAACTCGGAGGGTGGCAGTGTGCTGTACGGCATGACAACCTATTCCACTATCGCCAACAGCAAGGTAGATACGGAATGTGTCATCGAAGGTATTGCCGCATCGATGGCATCCATTATCTGGGCTGCGGGGAACCGTTCGCTCATGCGAGACTATGCCATACTGATGATTCACAATCCGATGCTTCCGGATGGGGATGACGACGAAGGATCGGATATGGTCAGGGCATTCACCAGGCAGATTGAAACCATCTATCGAAAGCGGTTCGGGCTGAAGGCGGAACAGGTCCGTGCCATCATGAACGGGGAGGCTGGCAAAGACGGTACCTATTTCGATGCTGCGGCGGCCGTGAAGGCGGGTATTATCCCGGCTGAGAATATCATTCACACCTCCAAACAACTCTGTGAGAAGGTGCACAGTGAGGTGGCGGCACTGACCGACACGGCGGCCATCCAGGAACTTATGAGCCGGGTCAGTTCGGAGAATAAACTATTTGAAGAAACAGTACCTACTCTTAAACAAACAGAAAGCGATATGACGAACGAAAACAAGACACAAGGATTTGAATATGGGGCTATTGCGGCATCCATCGGCATGAAGGACAAGGATGTCAAAGATGTCATGGCCCGCATTTCGGAGCTGGCCGCCCTGGAGCCCAAGTACAAGGAAATGCAGAAATCCCTGAATGACGCCCAGACGGTCATTGCCGGCAAGGAGGCTACCATTCAGAATCTGCAGAAGGACCTGGCGGCCGTCACTTCACGACTTTCAGCCTATGAGCAGAAGGAGAAGGACGAGCAGGCGGCACGCATCGAGACGCTGGTGGAGAACGCTATCAACGAGGGGAAAATCGACCGTGAGGCCAAAGCCCAGTGGGTTGAGATGGCCACCTCGAATTATGCACTGGCGGAAAGCACGCTGGCCTCCATTCCTGCCCGTGACAAGATTTCACGCGAGATCGCCAAGAACCCGGATAATATCCAGGCGGCGGCAGAAGCGGCGAGAACGGCCGAGGAACTGATGACCGAAAAGGTCAAGGAGGTGGTCGGTGGCGACTTCAAGTTCAAGAAGCTCCGATAAACCGGCGCCAGTTGCGGCGCAACTCCTATCAACTGTAAATTGACGTGCCGGAGGCCTGAGGTCTCACGCGGAAGAGGTATCCGCCTGTCGGCTGAGATTCTTTTTCAAACCTGTAACTCAATAGACAATGGCTGATACTTTAAACTTCTTACAGAACGGGTATAACGGTGAGGTGCTGGAAGACCTGCTGACCTATACCGTTCAAGGGAACGACACGGTCCGCGAAGGACTTATCCACATCAAGACCGGCATCCAGCACCGTTATACGCTGCCGGCAGTAAAACTCGGGAACGTCATTCAGGACAACGTTCCCACTCCGCAGTCGACGCATGGCACCAAGGGAGAAGATGGCTCGAACGAATACCAGTTCACCGAGCGCTACCTCGAACCTTCCGACTTCATGATTTACCTGGAGTTCAATCCCAGGGATTACGAGAAATACTGGAAGTTCGCACAACCCGAAGGCAATCTCGTGTTCCGGGAGCTGGATCCTCGCATTCAGGCCACGATGCTGCGCCTGTTGATGGACAAGAAAAACGAGTACATCGGAAACGCTATCTGGACCTCCGCACGCGGCGGAGAATCGGCGGCCAAGATTACGGCTCCCGAAGGCTGCACGAAAATCGGCGCCAACAAGGAGAAGTATTTCGACGGGGTCATCAAGCGAATCCTCGACAACGTGAACTCCACGGATGACGAGGTGAAAGCGGGCGGACAGTGCATCGTCTCGGGTACTACCGAACTTTCCGACGGTGCCGCCGTGGAAGCCGCCCTATATGCCATGTGGAAGAACTGTCCCAAGCAGATCCGCAAGAAGACTTCACTGGCCTTCATTGTCGGCTGGGACGCTTGGGATGCCTACGACCAGTATATTTCCGACAAGCAGGTCAAGTACTCGGAAAATACCGAGGTGAACAAGTACCGCTTCAAGGGAAAACGTATCATCCCCATCGTCGGAATTCCGGAACACACCATGGTGCTTGGCGAGTTCTCCACAGGCATGGACTCCAACCTCTGGATGGGCGTGGATTTCGCCAACGACACGGAAATCCTCAAGGTGGACCGCCTCCAGGCCAACTCCGAGCTCTTCTTCATGCAGATGCGCATGAAGATGGACGTCAACATTGTGCGTCCTGCGGAAATCGTGGTTCACACCGCCTACAAGAAAACCGAATAACACACCTTTCATCTGATTTGAATGTCTCACCCGGGGAGTGGAGGTAAGGCCCCGCTCCCCAATTTTCTTTCGACAACCATGGCAAAAAAAATCAATAATGCAGAAACGCCCGAGAATCCGGATGTTGCCGCTACGCAAACAGTGGCGGAACAGGAGGCTGAACGCATACAGGAAGAAACGGTACAATCCGAGACAGAAGCGACCGCAAAACCGAAAACACAACAGACAAAAGAACAGGAAACAACCGACCCCCATATTCTGGAACTCTTGAAGAAATTCCCCGGTTATCCGGCACTTTACATCGGAAACGGAGGTAGTACCTTCTCACCGGACACTGCTATCCACATTCGAGGGAACGCCGTGCTGTACAAAAACCCGTATTTCAAACAATCTAAAATGAAATCATAATGGCGCTTGGAAATGTATTTATCAAGGATGTCGACGGAAATATCCCATACGATACCGGTTCCGGGAACGAAAAGGTGACCGGACTGCTCTTCGACGTCTCCTTGCAGCCGACACTCTTCACCGAGGGATACGGCAAGACGAACGAGTCGAAACTCAAACTCGGAGACGTGTGCTATGTCACGTCTTTCAAGTCCGCCGTCAATGATTTCGGTATCATCGAACGCGTGGAAGCGACAGAAGAGGAAGAAGCCAACGTCAACTTTCTGCACGGTATTCCGGCATACCACATACGGGAGTTCTTCCGCATGTCGGGAAACGTGAATGGAACAGGGAAACTTTATGTCATGTTCGCGGACTGCTCCTCGAACTGGGACGCATTGGAAATCATGCAAAGGGCTGCCGGAGGAATGATCAACCAGCTCGGCATCTGGACCGAGCAGCCGTTGTGGAAGGCCAATGGAGGCGAAGACAAGTACAACCTCAATCTTGTAAAGGGGCTGAATGACGTGGCTGTCGGACTTGCCGAACAGAACCAGCCTCTGTCGCTCATTCTTTCGGCAAACCCCTCCAACACGGGCGCAGATACGACCGAGGGCCGCCAGGTTGACCTGAACAAGATACCTTCCTGCATCTGTGAGGCCAGTCGTATCAGTTGCATATTCGGACAGGCACATAACGAGACTGTCGGCCTCATGCAGATGCGCAATGTCAACCATACGCCCGTGGGGTTCCTCGGGGCCGTGATGGGTGCCATCGCGAAGGCCGGCGTGCAGGAATCCATCGCATGGGTGAAGCAGTTCAACCTGTTCACCGATGACTTCCAGGAAATAGAACTGGGATTCGGGGACATCAACCTGGACGAGGCGGAGGAAAACTTCCTTAGTCTGAACCGTTACGAATCCCTCTCCCCGGCATTGCTGGACGAGCTCGATGACAAGGGCTATATCTTCCCGATCAAGTACGCAGGACGGGAGAACGGCATCTATATCTCCAAGGACCAGACCTGCTCCACGGGAGACTACCGTACCATTGCCCGCAACAGGACGATCAACAAGAGCCGCAGGGCCGTACGTGCCGCGCTGCTTCCCTATGTCAACTCGCCGCTGCTGGTAAATCCCTCGACGGGATACCTCGCGGCATCCAAGATAACGGCCTTCAAGACGCTTATCGGAGATATTCTGGCCAAGATGCAGGCCGCACAGGAGATTTCCGGGTATGCCGTGACCATTGACGCCAATCAGAATGTGCTTGTTGATGATACGCTCCGCATTTCGTATGTCATTGTGCCGGTCGGAGTGGCTGTCAAGATCTATGTCGAAGAGGGTCTCTCATTAACCGCTTAATACCCGCATTATGGCTGTAATCAATAACGTAGCATACTCCTGGTCGATGATTACCTTGTCATCGACAGCGTTGGGAATCGACGAAGGCTCGACGACGCTTGAAGGCGTGTCGGCGATAAAATGGTCCAAAAAGCGCAAGGTGGAATCCAACTACGGCATGGGTGGAAAGCCCGTGTCCCGCGGATTCGGGAACATCACTTATTCGGCGTCCATCACCATGGATTACGCCACACAGCAGTTGCTGCGCTCGGTCTATGGCTCGTTGCTCGAAATCGGAGAGTTCGACCTGATCATCTCCTTTGCCAACCCGATGGCTTCCGAGGACTGGACGACCACAACCGTCACCCTGAAAGGCTGTATCTTCACCGAGGATTGCCTGGAGTCCCAGCAGGATGACACGAACATCACCCACGAATTCGATTTGAATCCTTTCGATATTCAAATCGGTTCAGGGGATACCATTTAATGGCCGGCTATGAATGTAACTTTTGAAGGAAATACTGCAACGGGAAAGAATGAATGGCTGACCCCGCCGTCCATCTTGCAGCGGCTGGGAACGTTCGATTTGGACCCTTGTGCGCCGGTGAACCGTCCGTGGGACATTGCGGCGCACCATTATACGGTCGAGGACGACGGGCTCAGACTCCCGTGGCATGGCCGTGTATTCTGCAATCCGCCGTATGACAAGGCGCTCATCGCACAGTTCATACAGCGGTGCGCGGAACATCGCAATGCCGTGGCGCTGACGTTTGTCAGGACAGACACGAAACTGTTTCAGGAACTGATTTTCCCCCGTGCGGACTCTATTCTCTTTATCAAGGGAAGGGTGAGCTTTTGCCACGCCTCGGGAGTACAGGGAGGTCCCGCGGGCGCTCCGTCCTGCTTGATTGCCTTCGACCGACAAAATACGGAAAGGCTTGAACAGAGTGGAATTGAAGGATGTTTGGTCAGGCTATGATCCTGTTCATGTCCCCATTTTTCTCAGGAGGGTGCGCATGGCATAGGCCTTGCGCACCTTTTATTGTTCAGACTTCGATGTATTTTCCCGGCAAGAAACCGATATGCTCACCGCTGAAAACATAGCCGAGCTGGTTTGAAAGACACATGGTATGGCCGATTCGCTTGTCCATATTCCGGTGGGAATGCCCGTATATCCAGTATTCCACGGGACTTGCTTCGATGAAATCACCTAACTCGACGACAAACGCCCCGTTCAACGGACTGCCCTTAAACTCTGAGGCTAGCAATTTGAAGGAAGGCACATGATGTGTGGCGACAAGGATATGTCGGGCCGAACTTCGGGCGATACTGTCCTTCAGGAAACGGACACAACGGTAATGCTCGTCGTTGAAACGGGTCCAGTCCAGCGGTTCGTTGCCGTAACGGATACGCTTGAAATCGCTGATGGCACTCTCCGTGGCGTAGGCATCCTGCATGGAGATTTTAGACCATAGGGTCGTGGCGATTAACGTCGTATCTGCGGACAGGGGAATGACGGCATTATAATGACAGGTGATGTTCTTCCGAATGGCATAACTCCAGCCGTTGTAAAGCTTGTCGATGTCAAACAGCTTGTAAAACTCGTGATTGCCTGGGATGACGATAACCTGGCGGTAATGGTCCGATGCCCAGCTCCAGAAGGGATGCGTGGAATAGTTGTCGTCTCCGATATAGCCGATGTCGCCAGCCAGGAGGAGAATATCTCCCGTCACTTCAAGCGGGTGCTCTTTCAAAAAGCGGCTGTTATCGGAGAACTCAAGATGCAGGTCGCTGGCATATTGTATCTTCATATTATAATACGAATACTTCTCTCATTATTGCAATAAAAGTTCTGATCTGTTCATCGTCCACTCGCAACCTGTCTTGTAAGGACTGGTTCGGCAGCGACGCCTCCATCATATCCGCAAATGTTTTCATGTCTTCCTTCAATGAATCGGGAAGAAGAATCGTATTTGTAGGATCAATAGAGGTCACCAGCAGTTTGAACACATCGTCCCTATGTTTCTTTATATCCTGGCTGCGGATTTCAGGATTGGTTTTCTTCTCTTCCGTAAGATTGAGAAACGCCCGCACTTTCAGGCAAATCAGACTCAATGGTGTGGCAACTCTCAAACCCTCATGTATCATGCTGTTCTCGATGGTGAACTGATAGCAGTCCGGATCCATAACGATGGCGGACAGACTGGAGAGCTTTTCACCGACAGGAATGGGGGTCAGGTGGAATCCGGTAGGTTCTCCAAGGATATCCGGTCGTGTGGACAGCAGCTCGATGCGGATTGGATAACCGGGAGACGGTTTGATGAACCGGAATAACTCGGGCGCGGGCTCTTTGCCTGCTCCACGCTTACGTTCACGGTTTTGATATTCTCCTTCCGAGATGAATTGCCAGAACCGTTGGCCAAATTCCGGGGTTATGTTATCGACAATCAAAATCATGTCTATGTCATCCGTGGCTCTGGGCGGCATGTCGCTACCCGTCAACGCGATATCACAAGCCGTTCCGCCAATAATGATATAATTGTCGCTGAACTCCTTAAAATACTCCTTGAATTTTTCTAAACCTCTTACCATTTTATTGTCTTGATTACATATTCCAATTCACCTTCCACCCTTGCGTCCGTATCGTGCCGTAACGACAGGTACAAGGATAGTTTGTCGACATATTCCGTGTCCGGGAACATCCGCGGATGGTATATCCAAACCTCGATGCAATGTTTTCCTTCCATGTCGTCAACCTTCAAGCCTTCCGACATCATATCTTTGAAATCCCGGTCCAGGATGGCAACGGTCCGCCTCTCTTCCGGATTCAGATGCGAGTAGTGTGACAGGGCGTTGATACCGCTTATCATCAGATTGTCCGGTAAATCATCGTCCGTATAATATACCCAACGAATCGGGCTCCGCATAAACGGCACAGCCTTTCCCCAAAGTTCCTGCCTGGGCAGTGTAAAGATTACTCTTTTCTCCACATTGGGAATCATTTCAGACCTGCAGAGCCCGAACTGTTCCAAATCCAACAATCCTCGTCCGATTGATTGATAAGAGTACGGACAGATATTTTCAAAATCCTTTATGGTGCAGCTTCCATGAAGCGATGATTGCAGATAGTACAGCAAAAGATACTGCGCCACCGGTGACAGAAGTCTGTTTTTTTTGGGCCTTCGGGATTTCTCTATGGCATTTACCAGCAGCGTCGGCAGGAAGGCATATTTTCTGGATACTACAAAATAGACTCCCTGTTCAATCAAGCGGCTGCGATTGATGTATGTCGCGGCTTCAAGGATGAAAACGACCGGCACGCCGACAATCGTTTCTACACGTTCCGCATATCTGCGATAATTGGCCGGAGTCAGCGTTGCCGTACCGTTTTGGGAAGCAAAGCAGAACGGCTGCCCGTTGAATGTTCCATGATAGAAACTGAATCTTGTGGTCGTATCAATATTCAGCCCCTTCAGTTCTGACCGTTGAACGGGTGTCAATGCGACAGTTATCCCGGCTATTATGATTTCCCTTATATCCATTATCATCTATTTTGTACCATTATCACTTCGCGTGATAACAGTACAAAAGTAACGATAATTATCTGATGTTACAAATATTGGAATAGATTTTTCGTCTCTGCCATATTGCCATCTGTATATACATCGGTCCTATAAGCGGCTCCAATAGACAGGCATAGGTATGATCGGGCCGTATATCATTTTTTTGAGTATTCAGATGAATTGCATAGAGAAATCAATGCTTAATGCTCGGGCTGTTTATTCAGATGCGAGATAATTCGTGTTTTTGTAATCTTTCCGGGGGATCTTCCCCTACACTTTAAATGGATCAAATTCATTTCGATATGGAAGAAAAGATGCTTACGCTGGAACAGGAAGCCAAAATCAAGGAAAAAGCCCTCAAAATCAAAGAAGAGAAAAAACTGCGCAAGGTTTACCCGATGGTTGTATATGGGGAGACCGAATGCGGGGAAAAGGAATATTACGTCGCTTTTATGGCGGAACCCACCTTCCCGCAGTTCTCCAAATTCATGGCTGCCTCAAAGAAGGATGAGGTCCTGGCCATGCGCACACTGGCGCGCGACTGCTTCATGGATGGAGACAAGGAACTTGTCGACAATGATTCGCTGTTCCTCTTCGGCCTGATGGGACAGTTGTCGGAACTCATCACTACACGACAGAGCGTCCTGGTAAACTTATAAGCCGGTGGGTTGTGACGGACGAGCAGCGCATCCGACAACGGATGATTTACGTCCGTCATTACTTCCCCGGCGTAAACCTTGACACAGTCACGGATGAGGAATTTGCCATGCTGTCGGAAGAGGCACTCTGGCTGCACGAACAGATGCAAGCGATACATCTCAACCAGGAACTGATGAAAGCGGGGCTGCACAAATAGTGTGCGCCCCGCTTTTTTATCGAATAACAGATACCCGACTAATCGTCAGCATTAGCCACGTCTGCGGCCAAACCCAGTATCTTCTTATACTTGCGTTCAATGTTTTGCAGACGCTGGATCTCCTCCTTCGTCACTCCCGATTCCTTCCGCCGCTTCAGGCCTCCGATAGCCCGTCGGCATTCCATAAGTTCTGTTCGTGTGTTGAACAGTTCCTCTATGATTTTGGCCATCGGCCGCTGCATGCATTTTTGCGTGAAGGTCTCCAGGGTTTCCGGTTCTTTCTTTTGTCGTGCCATAATTCGTATTGTGTTTTTGATAGCTTTTCAGACAGTCACTTAACAAAAATAATACAAAAATCGGACAGTGCAAAAAAACGAATGTGCGTGTCCTGCGACTGGCCGTTTTTTAATCTCCTTCAGCCTTACAGACCTATTCCTTTTTAAGATAGAAGCGACTCAACCTCATGCCTCAGGAACAAAATTACCAGGTCAATTATACCATCAACGTAGAAGCCTCGCAGGGTACCAAGCAGGTCATCGCCTTCGGTGAGGCCGTCGGGAAACTTGTGCAGGCGAAGGCATCGTTGACTCCGGCCATCACGAACATCAAGAACATGATGGACGAGATTGACCGGGTGTTTCGAACCAAGAACGGGAAAAAGCGGAGCTTCGATTATCGTTTGACCATTGACACGAAGAACAGCGAGGCGAAACTTGAAAGGGTCAAGAAACTGCTGACGGAGATAGCAGAACTTTCCAGAGGCATCACGCTTTCCATCGGTACGGCACAGGCTCTGGACAGCAAAAAAATCAAAGCAAGCGCGAAAAGCCTGTATGAGAAGAAGGCGGCAGAAGCGCGCAAGGCGGAAATTGAACGGAACGCCTCCTCTTCGGTGTCGGCCATGGCAGATGCTCAGAAACGCATCACGAAGGCCATTGGCAAAATAAACTCGGCTCTCACATACATGGAGCGGGGCCGGGAACTCAATATCAAGACCGACCAGGCGGAACAGCGGTTGAGAAACATTCTCGCGTTATTGGGACAAGTCCGGCGCGCTTCCTCTATCTCCCTGAATATTCAGGGGGGATTGGGAAGTGCCGGCATTTCTTTGGCTTCGGGTGTGCCGGTTCCATATGCTCCAACGGCTTTCGCGTTGCCCGAAAAGGCGCAGCAGAGACTCATGGAGCGGCTGTACACCCAACAGCAGCTCCACCGTCAGAAACTGGTCCAGGACGAAGAGAATTTTGAGGCGCAGCAGCGTCGCAAGGCACGTCTTGATTCGGAGAAGCAACAGGAGCTGCAGCGCAAGAACGCAGCAAGGGAAGCGGAACGGCTGCGGCGTCAGGCGGAAGACGCGGCGCGCAAGGAAGCAACAGCCCGGCGAAAGGCGGAAGATGCCCGCCTGAGGGCTGAGGCTGCGGCACAGAAGAAAGCGGAACAGAATGCACGACGGCAGGAACAGCGCAACGCCATGCAGTCTGTGCGGCTGATGCAGCGCGAAAACACGGCCGCCGGAACGCTGTACCGCAGCAAGCGTCGCGCCGCCATCAACCGTATCCAATACTCCCATGCACCCTCGCTGCGGAACTTGCCGTTCGCTTCGATGCTCAATGCCTACATGGGCTACAGCTTTGTGCGTTCGGAATTGACAAAAGCCATTGAATACTCCAATATCATGGAGTCGGCGCACTCCATTCTGAAAGTGGCCGATGCCGATCTGAAAACTTTCGAGACCCGGTTTGACAATATGGCCCGCCACGTCCGTAAAATCGGTATCGATACCAAATATACGGCTGTGGAAATTGCCGGTGCTGTCAAGTACCTGACAATGGCGGGCATGAACATTGATACCATTCACAAGTCGATTCGTCCTATTACGAATCTGGCTCTGATCGGCGACAATGACGTGGCCTACATCGCCGACCTTGCCACCAACATCATGGCTGGTTACGACATCAACAACGACAGCATGGACAGTGTGGCCGATGTCATCGCATCGACCATATCTCGATCAAACGTCAATATTGTGGAGGTGGCTGAATCCTACAAGATGGCAGCCGGATACCTTCGCATGGCCGGTATTGACTTTACGGAAGCCAGTGCCGCCATCGGTTTGTTGGGAAATATGGGTCTGAAAGGCACCCTGGCAGGAACCTCCTTGCGTGCCATGGCTACCCGTTTTGCCAAACCCACAAAAGAGGCGCAGAAGGTACTTGACCGCTTGGGAGTCCAGTTTACCGAAATGAGAGATATCGAGGGAGTCATGGTCGAGAAATTGAGACCTCTGGCTGACATCTTCGAGGAGCTGAACAGAAAGGGTGCATCTATGGCTGATATGCAGTCCATCTTCGGTAAAATCGGAGGAAATGCGGCCATGATGTTTGTTCGGAATTACGATCAGTTGCGGACGCTTACGGCGCATAACCGGGGTTCACAAGGTATTTCCTCCGAGCTGGCACTGGTCAAGCAGAATACGACCAAGGGGCTGTGGGCACAGGTGACCTCCCAGCTTACCGAAGGGTTCATGCAGGCATACGAGGTGCTGGAACCTTCCATCCGCTCGGTATTGCGGTCTTTGCTGGAGAAGTTCAAGGCGCCCGAATTCACACGAGGACTGGTTTCTATCGGGAACGCACTACTGGACATATTTACGGTAATCGGCAATATCGGGGCCTGGGTTACCCGTAACTTCCACTGGATAGAACCGCTGGTGTTTACCGGTGTTGTGGCTACCCGTCTGTTCAAGGTGGCAGGTGCGTTGACCAATATCGGCATAGCTGTCGGCTTTATCGGGAAACAGGCCGCAGCTACCACTTCCATTGAGGCCATTCAGGGGCTTATCGGCTTCGGGGGTGCGGGAAAACTGTCATTTGCTCAGAAAAGAGCCATCGTTTCCACCATGCAGGCAGCAGGCGTGGCAGGCCGTGGAGCCATGACAAAGGCACTGCTGGTAGGAGGCGGCACTATCGGGGCTCAAAATGTACTCAAGTCCCTGTTCGCCACTCAGGTAGCTACCGGAACCGGACTGACCGGCGCTGCCGCCTCACTGAGCGCCATCGGTACTGGCGCCGTGGCGGCAACGGCCGGCATCGCAGCTTTGGTCGGAGCCCTGGGCTGGGTTGCGTACAAAACCTGGAAGGTCAAAGAGGCCAAAGATGCCGTATTGGAGGAGATCGAGCAGAACAGGAAATACCGCTACCCATCCATCGAAGCACTTTACTCGTCGTTGAGCGACACTTATCGTATGGCTGTAAAGACCAAACGTGCAGTGGAGGAAGTGGTGGCTGGGAAGACCATCGAGGAGGCGTCGGGGCATAAAATCGGCGCCTTTACGAAACATTGGTGGGCAGGATTCATGGGCTCCTTTGCGGCGGCTTCCTCGGAAGGCATGATGACCATCAATGATGTCTACAACATGGATGATGCCCGTCAGGATGATATTCGGGACGCTCTGGTCACGTTGGCCAAACGGGACAGCCAGACACGCATCAACTCAGCGTATGCCGAGCTCGGCAAACTGAACTCCGTACTGGAGGTGAACGCTTTCCTGAACACCGTGCATGAGCGTTTCGGACAACAGGACAAGGATCTCGACACGAGCTTATGGCGGATGGTCAACGGCAAGGCGGTGTACAACGACAAGATCGGCGGAATGTCGGAAGCCGTGGCCGCCCAGACGTATGATTACGCCCAATACATCAACAATACGACCGTTCCCGAGATTGTCCGAGCGGCCACAGCCTACCGGGACGCCATATCCAGCACCGCCAAGGCTCAGGAACTCATGCGCAAGGGAGGCTTCGACTTCGAGCAACTGGCAGCCTGGGGCTATTCCCAGAATGCCGAAGGTCATTGGGTGCAGAAAAAGTTGGGAAGCAACGCTACCGACGAACAACGTGTAGAGAACATCGCCCACCGAAAGCTGGCCCACACCACGTTGGTTAAGTTTTTTTCTTCCTTACGGCAAACTTTCGGTGGTTCGGCGGAAGCCGCAGAAAATATTCTCCGTGTGGCAGGCTTTACCCCGGATCTGTACAGCAACGAACCGGACTCCAATGATACCAGGCCTTTCTCCAGTAACCCAATTACCAATAACGGTCCGGATGACGGAGGGGCCGGAGGGAACTATTCGGGGACGGGACGCCTCTCCTCAGCGGCTCCTAAACAGGTAATTGTCAATATTGACAGTCTGTTGAGTGTACAGACCATCGATCTGATGAAGTCTCAGGAAGGACAAACCGAAGAAATACAGAATCTGAAACAACAACTTGCGCAGGCACTCATCGATGTCGTGCATGACTTCGATGCCTCTTGGAATGGCTGACAAATATGGGAAGACTTTTACAAATGGCCGCTTCAACCCTGTTAAGCGGCGGCATACTGAATAATGGAACGCTGGGCGGTTATATCAGCAATGCAACCCGTCTGGCATTGGGTATGGGGCTGGCAGAACTTCAGGACGGCCAGGTCCATTATTTCTCCAAGCATCATGACTTGTTGAAACGGGCTGCCATACAGGTCGCCTCGCAGACGGCATACGGACTTTTGCGGTCGTATCCGCGTTATCTCAAATATTGGGAACAACGGGTGCGCGATAAGTATCTGGAAACCAAGTCCCAGTCGAGTCTGGCCAACAAGACCGGGCAGTATTACCAACTGATCAAGGAACAGCAGGCTGTGGCCCAGAAAAAGAACTATATGGATACAATCGTAGGCCGTACAGTGGCAGATTACCTGGAACTCTCCATCTCGAAGGAAGGCAGGTATTACGACAACAAGGAATGCAAGGTGGAACCCAACACGAAATACGGGCTGGTGACATTCGTAGACCTCGGCCCGCAGGTTCAGGTGGCAAGCCGTAATAACATACTTCTGACACAGGTACAGGGGCGTGACTATACGCGCAAGGAATTTATTTCCGGTGGCGATCTGGAAATTACCATCAATGGGAAAATCACCTCGAAATATCCAGATGTGTATCCCGAAGCGGAAGTGTCGAAGTTCTTGCGGCTGATGCAGTACAAGGGGGTCATCGAGTGCGACAACACTGTCTTGAGGCAGTTCAACATCACGCAGCTCATCGTACAAAGCTATACTCTACAGCCGACGGACTGCCGGAACGTGCAGCCGTATTCGGTGACCTGCGTGGCTGTCGAGCTTTCCGAGGCGGTAGAGGTGAAACTGGCCAATCAGGAAGTGGTGGACACGGCCATCAAGCACACCAACAAATGGATCAAGTATGTTAAATTCGGCACAGAGGTCGTTGATCCGGCTTCCCTGCTCAAACTTACGCAATTATGGCTGTAGCGGCTATGGACGTGCTATGTTGCCGCATCACGGTCGGCGACCCGGACCCCGACAATCCGATGAAGATACTGAACGGGGTGGAGATCACGGAAGTACACATGATTGAAATCAACGAGAGCTACAAGAAGTTGATAGGGACAGCCAAAGTAACTTTCCCGAAAGGTTCGGTCTGCCGTTCAACCATCATCGGCAACATAACTTTGGAAGGCAAGGACGCATCCCGTCTGACGACCGAAATCATGGAAGACGGAGTGCTTATCGAGAAGCGCACGACCCAGCGCCTTGTGGACGAGACGACTTTCAAAATTGGACAGCGCATCAATATCAAGTTGGGCTATAACGGCGTGATGAAAAACATGTTTGACGGGTATATCACGGGCTATAATTCCGACAGTATGCTGGAAATCCAGTGTGAGAACATGGCCTACAAGCTTAAGCTGAAAAAAGCGCCGCTGTTCGAGACACCGGTCAAGGGCACCACGGTCAATGATGTGCTGGAAGGTAAATACAATATTCTGAAAGATACCGGATTCAAAATCCATTCAGACACCAAGAAGTACGAAATCCATATCGGCAAGGTCAAGGTTACGGACAACTTCACGGTGGCCGACATCCTCTCTGAATGGTCCCGTTATAAGGTGTATTGTTTTCTGAAATACGATGCCGAGGATGACGGGGCCATGCCGGCGATTGCCGTCGGACGCCCGTACTCGTCCAGTAAGGCACAACCCGTCTTTCCCGAAGATTCGGGGACCGGTCCGTTCAAAATCTATTTCAACGAACATGTGGCGCAGAGTAATCTCAAGGTGTTGAAAACGGATCCGAAGTTTCTCGCGGTAACTGGCAAGGCACTCGGTACGGACGAGAAATTCTTTGAAGTAACCGTGAGGCTAAACCCGGAATACGATCCGGATTCTCCGGGCAGCAAGGAGTTTCAAACTGTAAACGCTACCCAGATATCGAAAAAATCGCACAAAGTGACAGGCAACACGACCGCCACGGGTGCGGATACCCGCACGAAAGTTGACCTGTCAACTTATACCATCGTGCCATACATGTCCCCCCATGTCGGCATCAATTCCGATCAGCTCGTGGAAGAGACAACGGAATATTTCCGTAACTATAACTTGAACGGTATAACCGGAACATTGACCATTTTCGGAGATTTCGGACTGGTCCCGGCTGTACAAGTCGAGTTGGTCGATCTGCGAAATCCCTCCAAAAACGGGGTTTATCTCGTAGAAGAGGTAACCACGACTTTCGGAGTAAACGGCTACAGACAGCAGTTGAGCATACCGTATAGGATAAATTCAAAGGGGTGA